TTCCATACCCATACGTTTAGGGAAGAATGGGCAGTCACGATATGATGTCCACTTGTAGTCTGTATTATTTAGACTTTCCTTACGATGATTGATTACTGCTTTCTGCATCTCTGGTGGAAGTCTATCGAGAAATGTGTTGCCAGTCTTTTCCACGTATGGATGCTTTGCACATAACTCAGATACGTTTATCGCATTGCCACCATAATGAGCAAAGAAAAAATCAACAGCATTTGGATATTGTGCAGGAACGTAGTACATACGAGCAAGGTCTTTCGTTTGCGGATCACCAATCTCACCGAGTTCGGTGTTAAGTGCGAACCAGAACGGTTTGATTCTATCTTGTTCAACAGTTTCGTCAAGTCGGAAGACCAGACGGAATTTAAGTAACTCAGCACGAGACCCAGCGGTACTGTAACAAACAAAATCCAAATCAGAAAATTGTTCACTTAACTTCTCCTTTAAAGTCCCAACATCATTAGTGAAATCATGATCGTCCACATCAACAGCACACCAACCACCCCAATGACTAACAGATCTATTAGCACGTGTCTCACCGTCTTGGAAAACAGCAGGACTAATAAGAGGACTACTATCCACTCCACCTTTCTCTCCTTTCTGATTACTCAGACCTTTCAGCAGTTTAACGAACTCAACCCACGAAGGAAGGGATACTTTCTTATGGGTCTTGTTGTCGAACTGACTTTTAAATATTGTTAATTCATAATTCATACAAATTGGTTTATCTCATTAAGATTTATACCGTAGGCATCCTGCCATCTCTCGAAGACCGAATCACCTTCGTTACAGTTTACTTGCAAACGAAGTTCTACGTTCTCATTTAATTCATTGACTAACTTGGTACCATGAGCGGCATGTGCACGTTTGCATTCATGTGCCATCTGATTATGTGTTAGTAAGAAAACATATTTCTTATAGTTAGATATATCTCTCATATCATAGGCAATACATAAGTAATAGTCAACTTCATGAAACAATCTGACCTGTACCATATTAAGTGAATTGTTAACGGAATTAAGTAGAGATACTTTTACCTCAACATTCTTACCGTTAAGACCTATGTCACCCTTGTTCTCAGATGCTTTGATCTTATAACCTTGTACGTCATGCATGATTCTTTTCTCAATACGAGAACCATACGATTGTGGATTAAGCAAGGACATTCCCTTGATAAACTCTTTCTCGGTGATAAGGGTTCCCCAATTAGGGTTAGAAGCAACATGAGCACGTGTTGCCATGAGATTTGAATAGTCTTCATCTGTAATCATAATTTAGTCTTCTCAGTTTCAATACGAGTATTATATCATACTCATTCGGTCATGTCAAGTAATTATATGCGTTTTTTACTATCTCACGGTCTTCTTTAAAATTGCTTATTGCGGTATTACATAGATGACATATATAACCACGAAATTTGTTCGTTTCATGGTCATGGTCTAAACACCAAGAAAATCTAACATATCCCTTTGATTTCATAGTCTCTTCAGTATCACCACATATAGGACAGATATAGTCCTTCGGTGGTTTAGGATGTTGTTTCTTTAACAAGTTTGCATTTTTACTGTGTTCTCTTTTACACTTCTTACACTTACTACGAACATAAGTAGTATCCATTGCAAATTCGGATAATGGTTTCTCTATCCTACACTCACTACAAACTCTGGACTCAACAGAATCGTCCTCTCCCCATAAAGTTATCATCCAAAGAAGTCCTCCAGTGATGCTACGGGTTCTGCGTCCCACCCGACTGCGTCCAGAATTACTTGGATAGGATCGAGGAAGGATTTAGTAAACATCATATCGTAGTCAATGTATTTGTGTAGTCCCAGTTCCTTGGGGATGTTCAGTGGATATGACACCACGTTTTCCTGTAATGGGTTTGGTCGTTTGAGATAACAGAATTTAATCTTGTCACCATTCTTGACCAGTTCGAACCTCTTACCCAGACCCTGCTTCTTGACTTGTTTATTAAACAAGAGTGCACCACGAACATGGATCGGGGTACCCTTACTGTAGACGGTCTTGGTGTTGTGCCACTTGGTTATGTTGGTGACACCACGAGGGAATGAAATATCTTCGGGGGGCATTTTCTTGAATGCTTTCTTGAAGTCGGCAATGTGTGCTTGAGTAGCAGTCTCATCTGAGTTGATGATAACACCGAACGTTTCTTTGAATGCATTACGCACAACCTGCGGTGTACTGGATTTGATTGCTTCGATACCCATCATCTTTAACTTGGGAGTTTTGTACTGGACACCCTCGTTGTTGTGGACGTTGAGAATGTATCTCTTCTTGGCAGTCCAGATCCCACGAGAGGCAATTACCTCACGTCCCATCTCCATGCGGTTATCATACGCACCAGTAACTTTTGCCATACCATCGTATGACTTTACCAGAACTTTCTCGAAGTGGTCTGCACAGATCTTGTCAAGAAACTTAACTGGATCTTTGGGGTTGAACTGGTCAACCAGTGCACCCATTCGAATGTAAACGGAGTCAGTGTCAATCGCAACAACGTAATCTTCGTCTGTCTTGAGGATTTTCTGCATCTCATCATTGACGGCACGTTCTGCCCACTTGATTGCCAACTGACCCGCAAGGGTGATACTCTCTGCCACACGTTGATCAAAGTAACGGAAGTACTTGTTACCCAGTGCACCATAGAGTGAGTTCATAAGAATCTTGATTGCCATCTGCTGATTGTTCAACGAGGTGATCTTGTACTCAAGTTCTTTAGTAGGATTGTTTTGGTTCTCTTGCTCCAGACGTAGCATCTCATTCTTCACGAGTCTACGTTCTGAGTAATACTTCTTAATGATCGTGGGGATAACACCCTCACGTTTGTGGGTGAATCTTACACCAGTGGGTGCGACAGAGTAACCGTCTTCACTCATAGTGGCAGACCCATCAAGAAACTTATCAACACTCACGTTGTTAACGAACCCGTCCATGACAGTTTCGGGTGACATGTTGTATTGTACAATGATGTTAGGATACAGGGAGTTCAAGTCGAACGAGGTAACCCAGTCATGAGATCCAACCTGTGGTTCTTTAACGTAACCGCCTGGATATGGAGTCTTGGGTTTCTCTACCTTGGGTGGTACCGCAACCTTCTGCTTACATAGCAAACGGTAGATGATAGCATCCCAGATAGCAGTCGTACCCAGAGTGTCGGTATAGTTCACACCACCACGGTATGCCATGGTAAGTACCAGAGTAATTAGATCTAACTTCTCATCGATCTTGTGAACCAACTCCACGTCCTTGATATTGTAGTCAATGAACTTCTGGTAGTCTTCCTTGTACAGAGTGAACAGGTTGCCATGCTCCTCATACGAGAGTTTGTTCTCTCCAAGTTCTACGTGGGCAATGTGATCCAGTCTGTAGGATTCTTGTAGGTTGTATGTAAACTTCTTGTAGACTTCAAGGTAGTCAAGTACCTCGATGCCTTCGATGTTATAGAACTGGTTCTGCTTACCATTCATAAGTAGGGTGCGTTCTTTGACGTTGCCCCACGGAGACCATTGCTTGACACGTTGGTCACCAAGGATCTTGAGAGTCCTGTTGATTAGGTATGGCATATCGAAGAACCGTACGTTCCAACCAGTGATTACATCTGGAGAGTGATGTCTCCAGTGCTCAAGGAATTTAGATAGTAGGTCATGCTCAGAGTCACACTGTACAAACAATACATCGTCACGAGAATTCTCGTAGTGCTCCAGACCCCAGACACGGTAGATGCCATCGTTCTGTCTGAGACAAATACTAATGACAGGATACTCTGCCCTATCTGGTTCGGGGAATCCTTCACTGGACTCGACCTCAATATCGAGATTGTTTACACGGATCAGAGATCTGTCAAACTTGATATCGTTGGGGTATTGCTCTTGGATGTATTGTGCAATGTAGTTGGTGTTGCCGTAGATAGACATGTTGCTTACATGCTCGTATCTTTTGTAGAAGTCGGTTGCCTCCTTCATGTTCTCGAAGGGGATTGCTTCTACCTTGTTGCCATCCAGAGTATCCCACGACATAGAGGATCCACCAACTTTAGATGGGATGAATAGGGTAGGTTCAAACGGAACTTTGCGTTGGGCAGGTTGCCCATTCTGGTATCCACGTACCAGTAGGTTGTTTCCATAACGAGAAACGTTGGTGTAAAAATCCATAAGTAATCCTTCAATAATGTTTCATTATAACAAATAGGTGGGGCAATGTCAAGGTTTTATTACGTATATTGGTTCGATAAAGTTTAACTTCTTATCGTCCTCTACTCTGTAGTGATCTGACATGTCACTTGAATTTGGTCTCTTGGATATCATCATACCTACAACATAGTCTATGCCATATCGGTCTATGATATCTTTCTCAATATAATTACGTTTACCATTAACCACAGGGTCAACAATATTAATCATAACTTTCTTGCAGTGCTTCTTCATAGCATCCATAACAGGATAGAAGAATGTATCTCTCCACTGATCGTACTGGTTGTATCTTTTCCAAGACTGATCGTCTTCGGATGCAGATCCTTCGGCATACTTCTCGATTCCAAAATAAGGGGGTGAAGTAAACATTAGATCATACTGACCGTCACATATATTATCCCAGTCCATATCTTCGGCAGGTTTGTTATATATGCGTACCCTCTTAGATCCAGTCACCTCGAACCAATCACCATGATCGGTGAAGGTAGTCTCTACCGGAAACAATGGTGATTGCAATAACTCTTCGTATGCAACACACTGCTTCTTGTATAACTCATATGATTCTGTGTTGGGATCACATCCAAGATACTCTGAAGTATTATTAGATGTATAGAAACCTGCAAGTCTGTCACCCCATCCACAAGAGATGTCGATTACTTTCCTCGCACCTTCGGTCTCGTATATAGTTTTAGCAACAGATGGTTTGAACTGTGTAGCAACA